AGATAAAGATACTGCCCGTACTCAAAAACGAAGACTCCACTATGTGGCTAATGTCTTAGTTGTAAGTAATCCTTCAAACCCTGAAAACGAGGGTAAAGTATTTTTATACCAGTTTGGTAAAAAGATATTTGACAAAATCATGGATGTTATGCAACCAGATTTTGCAGATGAAGAGCCAATCAACCCATTTGATATGTGGGAAGGTGCTGATTTCAAGCTCAAGATTCGTAATGTAGAAGGTTATCGTAACTATGATAAGTCAGAGTTTGCAGAAAAGCGTCCTATCGATTCAGAGGATGCAAAGCTTGAAGCGATATATGGTCAGATGTATGACCTTAATGAGTTCCAAGATCCTAAGAACTATAAGACTTATTCTGAACTTCAGACTAAGTTACATAAAGTATTAGGTATGGAAGCTTCTGCTGGTGCACCATCAATGGCACAAGAACGTATCATTAATGATCCTGTTCCAGCTCCTGAATTCAAGTCTTCGCCAATGACGGCCGAGGCTATGAGTAATGGTGAGGAAGATACTCTATCATATTTCTCTAAGTTGGCAAACGACGAATAAAAAGAATAAGATCTCCACGATCTTAAGCGAGGGGCATCGGAAACGGTGTCCCTCGTGTTCGTTGTACCATATAACTATACACACACTTCTATCATGTGCACACGGTGCATCTATATAAAAAGATATCTTTATCATCTGGTCTTTTGCGAGGATAGTTTTGGACTATTCCTTTACCAATCGAAAGTGCAAGGATTGGCTTTTCCACAGGAGCATCTTTCCAGATTTCATTTTTAGCAGAAAGAAAGCATTTTGTATACGAAACATGTAATCCTAGTTCTAAACAATGCTGAGTAAGATTAGCACAAAACATTCCTATTTCAATAAAGAGAATTTCTTTATCAAGTTTAATACCTTGTGGATTTTTATTTGTTCTGCTATAAAACAATAAAACCCATGGAGCTTTTACTTGATGATTGTGATCACACTTAATTGATGGATCGTTGGGTGGTGGATTAATAGTTGCTTGATACAAAAAATCTTTAATATCAGTTTGATCAGGTTCAAGGACCAAGACTTTGTATGGTATTGTTGATTGTTTCGAAGACGTAACATTTAACGTGTCTGATAGTAATGCTTTGATCTTATCCTTTGGATGAGCATAGTCTGTGTAATGACGATATTGAACGTTTCTTTTAATCATGATAAAAGCTCTTACTGTTCTATTAGTTTCCTATGTCTAGCTTTTGCTGCATCCATAAAGTGAGCTTTAGGCGCTTGATTAGATGATAACGCAGTTTGATTAGTTGTATTATAATAATTGTTTATGATTGTTGTAGGTGCCGAAACTACTGTTGATCCAGCGCCATCTTCTTCTGATCCAGCTGCTGTAACTTTAGCAGCAGAACTATTCATCATTGTATGAATCTTAGCAATGTTAGCAACAGCTTCATCATACTTTACTTCAGGTGAGGCTAATCCTTTTAGACCTTTACCCCATATCATTCCAGGTTTCTCACCCATGATAGCAGCTTCAATAATAGGAACTGCTTCTTTTAATTCTTCTGCGAATTCTTTTAATTTAAGTTTACTTCCATCGAAACTAAGATTACCTAATTTTTGAATTGCAGTAGATAACCTATCAAATGCAATTGATCCTTCTGTTAAATCTTCTCTAGCGTCAACTATATCCATGATCTTTTGAAATGGAGACTTAAGTCCAAAGAATGACAATAAGGATTCACCTGCTGATGCAAGCATACCCATCAAAGATCCTCCAGCAAATGCCATCAATCCTGCTCCAATAGCTGCCATTGCCTTTGAAAATATTAATGCTTGTCCTACAGGATCATCACCAAGTTTTTTAGTAACACTCATAAGAACTACAACTGCATCAACTATCTTTTGTGCAAAATCAGTATCAGCAAATTTAGTTACAACTGCAGCGAGTGCTGCGCCGGCACCGAATATACCAAGACCTGCACCAATTCCTGTCATCACTAGGAAGAATGCTCCACCTTTACCAAGAGCTGCTTCTGATCCACCAAGAGCTGGAACAATTTTCATTAATGTAATTACACTATCTACAATTCCTTGAGCAAATGCTGGATTTTGAAAGTGTACTAGTCCAGCAGCAAGAGCAGCTCCTACACCGAATACTGCTAAACCTGCAGCAACACCCGTCATTACAATAAGAAATACACCAGCTTTACCTAAGCTTTTTAATATTCCACCACCAAGTTTCTCTTGCAAACCTAAGAGGATAACAACATTGTTAACGATACCTGTTGCCCATTTAGGGTCCATAAAATTATTCAATGCTCCTGCTAAACCAGCGATAGCAGATCCAATTCCAAAAACTGCAAGACCCATTCCTACACCTAACATAACTGCATAAAACACACCAGTAGATCCCATGATTTCTAGAATGTTTCCGCCAAGTTTATCTTTAAGACCTAGAAGGATAACAACATTATCGATAATTCCTTGAGCCCAATTAGGATCAAGAAAACTAGTTAGTGCTCCACTCAAACCAGCAATAGCAGATCCAATTCCAAAAACTGCAAGACCTAAACCGATTCCAGTCATGGTCAATAAGAAAACTCCACCCTTCATAAACATATCACCGACACCGCCAACCTCATCACTGATTGAAAGAAGATCTTTCACAGAAGATTTGATTTTTTTGGTATCAATGTTAAGGATAGCAACAATTGCTGCAGCAGCCATTCCTAATGCTCCGCCAATTGCTATAGCAGCTCCACCTCCAAGAAGTTTTCCAAGTAAACCTGATACACCACCACTTGATTTCTTATCAGGTTGTGGTACACCTCCTGTAACTCCTCCAACTTTAGCAGTTCCGGCCGCAACCTTTTGCGCCGATTCTCTATCTTTTTCTAGATTGTCCATCTTAGCAGCGTTTTGCATGTCCATCATTTTTTCAAAATGATTTTGAAGACCCATTACTGCAGCGCTAGTTGCAGCTTGATGTCCATTAGCTTCAATGAGTGCTTTCTTTATATCAGTGAAAACACCCTTTTGACCGCTACCACTATCTGTTGGTGGTTTAACTTTGTTATCTGCCATTTTACTTTCTCATTTTCTGTTGGTCTTGTCGACTCTTTTCTTCCTTCAGATAATCCAATAACATTGTAACATATAATTCCCTCTCCCATGGCATCATCATTTCTAAATCTCCCAATCCATAATTATAATGTTGCATCAATTGGAAGTTAGTTTGAAAATGATTTACTAGACTGTCATGCGACAGGGCTAGGAGAAAAAACTTTGGATACCACTCAACTCCTGTTCATTATGCTCACCACATTCTTCACAATCGAATATTGCATCATGTTTAAGCTTAGGCATTCCTTCTACAAATGTTCTAATCTTTCCGAATTGTTCGGTGTTTAAAGATTCTAAAAATTCTTTTATTTCTTGTTCTGATTCATCTTTCATACTAAAGTATTCATCAGCAGTCTTTACACCATCAATACATTTACCAATGAGCTTAAAGATTGTTTCAATCTGACTCAACTCTTCTTTATTAATTCCAGATAATAGCAAGTCTTTATATTCTGGAAACTTCATACTCACAGTAATTTCCGGTGTTAATTCAATATCTTCATCACCTTGATCTATGCCAGAAACTTTCATAGCTTCTAAGTCAATAGTGTGTGGATTATGATGTTCACATTTCTTACATGCTATTGTTATTGTAGATTTCTCACCTACAGATTTTGCTCTTATCTGTAAAAACAAATATTCAATATCATAAGATTTTAGGTGGTTAGCATCAAAATCTTCTTGAACACATGATGTAATAGTATCAACAATAGCGCGGATACCACCAGCGTCATCACCTGTTTCCATTGCCATCATTAATACTTTTTCTTCTTTCACTAAGAAAGGCCGGTACATTATTTTTTGTCCGGTAGACGGTACCGTCATTTCGTATTTCGGTGCCGAATTAATTCGTGGTAGTGCCATTATAAACTCCAGTTATTATGAAAATAGTCTTGTTATATTAGATGCGATATCGCCGAAGCCACCCGATCTACTATTCCAATTTGTATAGGACAACTGCACAGTTGTCTCACTTGTTCCCCCTTGTTCGTTATTGAACTCTTGTGCAGAAACGGTTGTAGGGAAAGCGTCTTGCAATACGCATGTATATGCAATTTGATCAGGCGTGATTATATCACCTGCAATATTAAATGGACCAATATTAAAATTAAATCCTAAATCTACGAGAGCATCTTTTCTAAGTTGCTGAATGATAACATCATGAGTATATTCTTTTTTATAATTAACTTCTAATGTTTCATTGTTAACTGCCATATTCATCCAATTATCGAAATAGTTTTTTACGCCATAATCATTTAATGAATGAAACGTCATTGATACATCATCAACGGCATAACCGTTTGCAACCTTTTGCATTTGTAAACCAATCCTTCTTTCGGTTGTCATGATTTGACGTCCAGGCATAGATGTTGTTTTACATAAAAGATTGAGCTGACGAGATGAAGCACCAGGAAGGTTGGGAAGGAGTACTCTGAACAAATTGTTCATTGCAATCCCTTGTCTAATTTCGCCTTTTAATGATTCTATTGATGCTGCCATTAAATTTGTTTCCTTGAATCTCTATAAACTCTATTCTTTCCAGATTTTTGAAAGTTAGCCATAGGCAAGAATGTAGCAATCTCCCATTCGGGTGCAGCTACTTCTGCGAACTTAGACTGAACATGACCTGTAAGATAATGTTTAAAGCATGGAGCAAAATGTTTATATTTACTTGCTGCCTTTAACATGCTATAATTTATTTTAAATTTAGTTGAGTCATTATATCTTTTATTCGTAAGATTATCCATTAAAGCATCAAGCAGTTTTGCTCTTAACATAGGAGGAAGGTAATGAAGGTTCAATCCATAGAATCCACCAGGAGCTTTATCAACAGCAACAATCAAAGGAAACGTATCATAGTATGGAAGCTTATCTTTTGTCTTAGGATCATATGTAAACATATACATCTTACCGGGTAAAAATCTACCTGTTTGATTAACAGGATCTTCTTTTACAATAGCGCTTCTATTCACTCGTCTCATTGCATTAGCTTTTTGACGAAACCATTTCTGAGACTCTTTAGTCCTAGGTTGGATTCCAGCACGGAAAGCAGCAATCTGCATGTTTTGAAATATATTACTCATACTTCTATTTATAACCTTTTTAGAGGCTTTATTGGTTTCAGTTGCTTTTTCATTATACCCATTTTTTGTAATGTGAATTCTGTCCAGATTTGAAAATGCCAATTGCGATCTTTAGCATATGTTTCTGCAGCTTCCCATTTATTCATATTCTTAACGTATTCTCTTGCTTCACCTAAGTATGATTTAGTTTTCCTTGTTCCTTTCGGAGGTAACGTTTGACGCTTAGGTTTTATTTCAACTAATACAATATCTCCAGATGTAAAGGCAATTTGAAGATCTACAAAATACCTATGATACCTTTTATCTATCTCCCAATAATATGGTACTACGATTTCTTCAGAACACCACCATTTTATTTTAGGATTCTTATCACACCAGGCAAAGGTATGCTTCTCCCACAGCGACCTATAAATAACACCATTGGCATCACCCTTATATTTTGATTTGTTAATAACTGAATATTTACCACTGTAAGCCATATAAATACTACTAATAATTCCTGATTAATTGTTATTTATTGGAGATATAAAGTGACCGACATAAACCTAAGTAGTTTAAAATCTCGTGTAACGGGAAACATTGAGGGATTCGTTAATGATAAGATTGGTGGTTTCACCAACGGTATTGAATCATTGCTTGGCACTGGGTTCGGTCCTAACTTAGCAGATCAAAACTTTGGAAAGAATAGGAAACAACTTAAGTTCCCTATTGATAACCAAGATCAATATGAAGCATTCATTCGATTTAAAGTTAAGAAGATTGAGTCTGAACAAATATCAGTTAAATCTTTGGTAGCTGCAAAGAAAGCTGCAGCATCTAGTGATAACGCGGCTGCACCTGTTGAATCTTCTTTTGCCGATGACGCTGCAGCAAGCGATAGAAGAAATAGAGGGCAAAAGAATTCACGTAATCAACTTAGAGGCTCAAATTCCGGAAAGGTAATGAATCCTAGAAGACTTATTGATGGTTCCTTTATAGATTTATATTTACCTGTTGCACTTCAATTTTCTGATGCATTAGAATATGAAGGTGTTGATTTAGGTCGTATTGGTGGAGCAATTGAAGGCGCTGTTAAAAATGGTGGAAGTGCTATGGATGCTGTAGGTGCTATGGCAAAAGCTGGCATCGCAGGATTTACTGATGCGTTTTCAGGTAACATAAGTCCAGAAGTTGCAAGGCTTGCAGCTATAGGAATCGCAAGTAAAGTTTCAGACACAGCTGCTGGAGCAATTAAGAGCGCAACAAGAGTTACAACAAATCCTAATACTAGAACAATTTTTAAAGGTGTAGGAATTAGAACATTTAGTTTCTCTTTCTCAATGATTCCAACATCTGTTGCTGAAGCTCAAAGAATTAAAGATATTGTATATTTGTTTAGATCTGAAATATATCCAGAAGTGATTAGAGAAGCTGCAACAGGAATTCCATTAGGTTATATATTTCCTAATGTATTTTCAATAGGTGCTCATTACAAAGATAAGTCAATCGGTTTTAAATATTTAGATTGTTATCTAACTGGAATGCAAACAAGTTTTAATCCTTCTAGCATGACAATGATGAGAGATGGAAACTTTCAACAGACAGATATTTCATTATCCTTTACTGAAATGAGAGCTCTGGATAAAACAGATATTTGGCAAGGATATTAAAGCATGACGCAATATTTTCAAAACTTTCCTTTTGTAGATTACAAATTTGGAAACGAAACGTATAGTACTCAAACACAAAACATAGCTGCGTATATTGATATTGTTGATACAGTAAAAGATGACTTAGCATTCTATACACGCTATAATGTATTAGACGGTGATAGACCAGACGTACTCAGTAAAAAGTTATACGGTGAGCCTACATACTATTTCACTTTTTATTTAATGAACGATTCTCTTAGAGAAACTGGCTGGCCACTCACATCAAAAGAACTTTTAAAGAAAGTAAAGAAAGATCATCCAGGTTATGTGTTAACTACAACTACATCACTATCAGGCGTGTTTAAAGTAGGTTCTGTTATTACAGGTAATACTTCAGGTGCAACAGGTAAAATTATTAAAAGAAGATTAGACTTAGGTCAACTTGTTATTAAACTCATTGGATCTACTAAATTTGATAATACAGAAACTATTACTCATGACACAGGCATTGGTCTTCAATCACTTACTCTTACTGGAGAAGTTGAAGAATATTTAAGTGTTCATCATTATGAAAATACATTAGGCTATGTTGATATTGATCCTGCTGTAGGAAATCCAGGAACATATACACCTATTACTTTTTATGATTATTATGTTTCTCAGAATGAGGAACTAAGATCTATTAAAGTTATTAAACCAGAAACAATTCATTCAGTGTATTCAGCATTTAGACAAGCAATGGTAAACTAAATGGCAATTAGATCATCATCACCTGAAGACTATAAAGTAGTCTCAGCAATCATAACTTCAGATAGATTAGGCAGCTTCGAATTTGACGTAGTTAGTTCAATTGTTGATATGTCATTTTCAGAAGCGTTAGATGCGCTTAGTTGTTCTGGCCAGATCACGTTGGTTGATGATGCTAATCTTTTAGCTGTTATTGATTTCCAAGGAACTGAATACATTACTTTTGAAATGGGATTACCTGATGAGGTTCAACCATTATTAAAAAGAACATTTGTAATTAACGAATTAATGAATTCTCAAAAAGCTAATGATCAATCTGAAGTTTTAATGTTCTCATTAGATAGCATTGACTCATACATCAATGCTCTTACAAATGTTAATAAAGTTTATGATGGAACTCCTGCAGAAATCATTCAAAAGATTGCTAAAGATTCATTTGGTTTAAAGAAAATTGTTCTAACTAATGACACATTATTTCAAGGACCTATGAGAGTTATCATTCCAAATTGGACTCCTTTCGTTGCAATGAAATGGTTAGCTGATAGATGTACATCTGCTTTAGGAACACCTTATTTTATTTGGTCATCTTTAGGTGATGAGAACATAAGACTTTTAGATTTGCAAAGCCTGTTAGAAGGCGTTCCTATGAATGCAAATCAACCTTATCGTTATAACCAAGGTTCTGCACAAAATATGTCAGAACAAAATCCTACTCTTCAGGCATATAACATTAAAAGGTTTACAGTAGAAAATACTGAGAACACAGTTGATATTGCGTATGACGGAGGGATAAGCGGTGAGTACAGATTCCTAGATACAACAACTTTTCAAGATAATAAATACCAATATGATGTTAACAACGTTTATAGACAATTAGCAGATAAGAGTAATTTATTTACCAAAGGTGCAACTCCGAATTACGATACTGAATTTAAAATCAATGATAAGAACATTCATAGTTATAACACAACTAGAGCAACTCAAATTGCAACGTCTAAAGTTTATAATGACATGCCTTCTTATCATGAAGCAGTAACTCCAGAAGCTCATGCTCAAAAGGCAACATCACTTTCATTAAGAGAGTTTATGTATAAGTCAGCTATGGAAATTATTATTCCTGGATATAACATGTATTATTCTGGAAGTAAAAATTATTCAAATGTTTCTGTTGGAAACTTAATATCTTTAGAATTTTTAGATAATGATCCAAAGCAAGCTGGAGCAAATATATCTGATAACACGCCTGATGGTAAGAGATCTGGTGTGTATTTAATAGAAGCATGTAGACATATGATAAAAAACGATCAAGGCAAATTTAAATACGAATGCGTATTAAAGATTTTAAAAATTGCTAATAGAGATGGAATGACCCAGGTGCCAGTATGAGAACAATAAACAAATTATATTATGGTGATTCTTTTCGTTGGTTTATGGGTGTTGTTATTAATACAGCAGATCCTTTACAATTAGGAAGAGCTCAAGTTAGAATTTATGGAATACATCCTGAAAATATAGAAGACCTTCCTTCAGACTCATTGCCATGGGCTCAAGTTATGGTATCTCCTACCGAAGGAGGAAGTTCAGGTATTGGTAAAATGCCACAATTAATTGAAGGCGCAAGAGTTGTAGGCTTTTTCATGGACGGAGGATCATCTCAAATTCCTTTAATTATAGGAAGCGTTCCGTTTGTTGAAGATCCATCACCTCAGCAAATCCAGCAATTATCAAATGGAGATAACTCTTTACAAACATCAGCTAAAGGAATTAGCAATTTTATAACTGGTAAGACAAATGCAGAAAAAGCATTTAACTTCTTTATATCTACTAACTTCACTCCTGAACAATCAGCTGCAATGATTGCAGGATTGGTAGAACAATCAACAGCAAAGATGTCACCAACATTAGAAGTAGATGGTTCATTTGGAATAGCACAATGGCCAATCGTTGAGACTGAAGGAAACAGATACGAAGGTTTAATATATTTTGCAGGCAATAGAGGCATAAGCGAATTTTCAATTGAAGCACAATTACAATATGTTCTTTATGAATTGAGAACGTTTCCGTCCTTTGGACTCGGCCCACTTAAAAGAACTAAAACTTTGACTGCTGCTGTTGATGTATTTGCATCTAAATACATAACTTGGAACACATCAACTGATGCTCAGACTTTTGCTAGAAGAGAAAAATCTAAAGAGATATTTGAGAGGTTTACTAAATGATTACAACTTCAAGACTTAATGAAGCATTAGGCGAAATGAGAGTTGCGATTTCAACTCAATCGCAAGCGTATCAAGCAGCAGCAACAACTCTTAAAAATAGATTTGAAGCAACTACTAAAAGTAAATTAGGTAGAGACCTAAATGCAATTAATGGATTTAAACCAGTTTCTCAATCAGCAGATCATCCTACTGATTTAGCGCCAGGCGATGCTGTTTGTTTTATGACAAAAGATGTTCCAGGTTTAAGTGAATTAGTAGAAGATATGGTAACAGCTTCAGCAACAGCTGCACAAGAATTGGAAGCAATTGCTGGTACTGTTGAAGCTGGATCAAATGGATTCTTAAAAGAAGTTGCATGTTCTAATACACCAAGAGCAATTAAAGATTCTTTAGTAACAGTAACAACTAAAACCGCAGCTGAATTAAATGGTGTATTAAAAGAATTAACTAGTCCAGAATTTCAAGCTGAGCTTGCTAACACAATGACAAAAGGTCTTGAAGCTGCAAAGGCGATGGGGGAAGCATTAGAAGAAGATGCAGCATCATTCTTAAAAGCATTTAAATCTCAACTTGGAGCTGGAGCGCCAAATGTATTAGAAGCTGTCTCATTAAAGATTGATAAATCTGTTGTACGCGATTTAAGTAATATGGTGAATGGCGCATTATCACAACTTGATTTAGATAAATTAACAAATAAAATATCCTTAGATGATCTTACATCTAAAGCTGAAGTTGCAGCAACTATATCTTCTAGTTCAACATTAAGTTTTGCAGAAATCGAGGAAAGAGTTAACTCATTATCAACATCTGTAACTGCTGCTATTCAAAAGCCGGATCTTACAGATGATCTTGGTGGAGGTTTAGGACAAGAAGAAATAATTGGTGCAGGCCAAAATGCTTGGCAAGATGAAGAAACTGTAGTTGCATCTCCAGAAGAAATAAGAGCAACGCCTGAAGTTGTTGCGCAAAGATCAGTATCAACATCTGAAACAGAAGCAGCTCCTGCAGGTGAAGAAAAAATAACAAACTCAGAGAATGGTGCTACTACAGTTATAAAAAATGTTCCACCAAAGAAACCAAGTGCAGCTGCACAGAAGTATGGATTTACTTACATCACAAGTGAAGAAGAATTAGAAGCTGAATTAAGATCTGTCACACGTGAGATTACTGAAGTAGTTGTTCATTGGACAGGAACATTCTTAAATCAAGATATTGGCTCAGATGAAGTTCATGAATGGCATACTCAACGTGGATTCTCTGGATGTGGTTATCATTATGTTATTAGAAAAGATGGAAGAATTCAAAGAGGAAGACCAGTTAATAAAGTTGGAGCTCATGCAAGAGACAATGGACATAATAATAGAAGCATAGGTATTAGTTTTGCCGCTGGTTATAATTGTATGTCAGGAACTCGTGAAAGACATCACTATATAAATTCAGGATCTATTAACGAAAAACAATTTGCAGCCTTTGATCAATTCTTAGGAAACTTCTATAAAGTATATCCAGGAGCTCAAGCGTGGGGTCATATTGATACTGATGATAAGGGTAAGACAGATCCAGGATTTGATGTAGAAGAATACGTAATTAATAAGTTTGGTAAGAAGAATCAAAACTTTGGGCATGAACCACCATTGACACAATTACAAATAGCTAAAGGGATTCAGGTATGAGCACAGAAAATGATGAGTTAAGAGATCGCGAAGCAACCCTTGGAAAAGCTAAAGAAGAATCAAAAGGTATTTTCAGAAAAGGATTTCATGATCCTAGTGGGCAATATCCGAGATCAGATTATTTCTATGGACCTAATATTAATCAGGCAGCACGTGGTGTAACCCGAAATGATTTGTATACAGGTGGAGGAAATTTAGATCTTGATTTAGATTTAGATAATCCACCACAATCGTTATATCCTTTAAACCAAGTTGACGAATCTCGATCAGGACATGTGATTGAAATAGATGATACTCCATCTGGAGAACGAATCTTAATTAGGCATAGAACTGGTGCAGGCGTTGAGATGAGAACGGATGGAACTATTCTTGTTACAACACGCAATAATCATATCACTATTGTGCAAGGTGATAATAAACTTATTGTTGAAGGAGATGCACAATTAACATACAATGGAAATTTAGATATTGATGTTGCAGGCGATTATAATTTAAATGTTGGAGGAAACTTTAATGTTGATGTTGCTGGTGATATCATTACAGAAGTTGACGGAAACGTAAGAGATAAAATTCATGGTAACTTTGGAAGTAACGTAGACGGGAATCGAAGTAGCACAACAACAGGAACAACTGCGCATACAACTCTTGGCGGATATAATAATATAGTCAAAGGAGACTTTAGAAATGCTGTTGAAGGTGCTACTTCAATAATGTCTTCAGGACAAACTAAAGTAACTTCTGAAA